TAATTCTAACAATTCATGATAATCTATATTATCCCACAAAATCCTATGCGGAAACGAAAGACCAAAACGACGAGCGGCCTTAGTAACAGTGCTAAGCTTAACACCAAGCTGTTTTGCGATCGCTCGATATGAATTTTTTTCGCTAGCCGCTAGTAATGCGTCCCGATCATTCAATAGCTTAGGTCTTACGGCTTCGTCTATAGTTCTAAATATTATGTCGTGCTTAATCGATTTTAAATGACGTTTAATCGTCGCAACAGATGTATTGAACGATTTGCTTAAACTATCAAGGCTGGTACCATCCTCATATCGTCGCAATAACTCCTTATCTGGTAACTTCTTCCTTTTATGATTTATACCTGGCGGATCGATATCATGTTTTTTAGCAACTCTTGATACAGATGCTAGCGTATGGTTATGTTTCTTAGCGTATGCAGAAAATGATGTGTTATCGGCGGTTTCAGATTTTAGTAAATTAACATCGATTGGTCGTTGTGCTTTATTTGGTTTTTTACCAAGTTTCTTCGCTGCATAGGACACAGCAGGTCTGGTACAGCCAAACTCCTTGGCTATTTCTGCGTGTGTTCTACCGGCATCTAAAAGTCTCACCAGAGCTTCAGTGTCCATCGCTTCACCTTAAGCAAATTGTTTATGGTACTTTTGCTTAAAGTAAAATACATGGATACCTACAAAAAGAGCCCAGATTAGCGGTCTGGGCTCTTTTTACATTCGACAATGGATTATAGATTCGTGACTGTAATAGTCCCGTAATATAATCCTCCATCTTCTATAAGTTTCTTCCCGTATCTCGTCATGATCCCCTTGTTCGGCGTGAACGAGTTGGGATCAAGCACGGTCGGTGTGCTGAGCAGCGGGATGTACGGAGCGTAAAAGTACCCCGCATCCAAGACCGAGCTTCCCTTGAAGCCGAGCAGAATCTTGCAGTTCGGGAAGAGCGGGTCTTTGTAGAGCCGCAACTTGCCCTGGATCGTACCAGCATTCATAATGCCGATGTCAACACCCTCTTGGACGAAGGCATCACTGGCACGGAAATCGTTCAACTGCTCGAACTTGGAACTGATGTCGGCCGAGGTGACCATCCAGTTGGCCGGACCACGCAGGGTGGTGCGGTGAATGATGTTCGCAACTTCGAGAACCTTGTAGAGCAAGGCGATGTTCCGGTCGGTGAAGTTAACCGAGGCACCAGCCGCAGTTGCGAAGTTGTGCTGGGCACGAATCGCGGCTGCGATGATGAGGTCGTTGATGATTTCACGATCAATCTCAGCAACCATTTCGTCGGCCATCAGATCGGTCAGAGTGGACTCTGGATCGATGTTGTGGACCGACTTGAGGTCTTGGGCTGCCTCGAGCGACCAGGAAGTCTTGAGCTTACGAGTGACGGCCGAAACCGAATCACTGTCGATGCTCAATGTGACCTCAGGCTGGAACGGGTTGGCTTCGAGATCATACTCGTAGTTGATGCGTGCCACAGCACCGTCTGGTAGCGTCCCAGCAGAGAGTGTGACTTGGACAGCACCGGACGAGTGATCAAACTCGGTGGCACCGTCTGTGTCGACATCAACTTCAAGGCTGTCGGTGAAAGCAGTACAATCACCAACCACAACGACGTCCGGATCTCCATTGGCGTCGAAGCCGACTCTCAGACATGGAGTCGGGTCATCGCATTGAGGAGCGGCCGTCTCGGCGCTCTCATATACTTCAACGACCACAGTACCAGCAAGAACCGGACGGTGGGAGAGAGTCTGCGTGATGACCGTACCACCAGCGATGGTAGCATCTTCACCATGAACTTCTTGCGAGGAGTAATACGGGTCCAAAGCCCACGCATTCTGACGGGCAAAATTCTGGGCGGTGTTCTGACGCATGATCTGCGTACCGGCGATCGTCTGGCCCTTATTCATGGCGTAACGATACCTGATGTAGAAGATCAAGCTGGCTGGCTGGCTCATTGGCTGAACACCGACGAGGTTGTCGGCGATGAGCTTTGGATAACTCTTGCGGAGCAGCGGCAATGCAAACCGCGTAAAGTCCGCGATGTTCGCCGTAGTGGTCTGATCTTCAAAGATGATAGATCGACCTTCGGGATTCCAGGCTTTGTACTGGTTCTCAAACAAAGCCGCCATGAGGCCCATCTTCTGAGGGGAGATCTCACGGCATTTTCTCATCACAGGAGCCCACTTCTTGACGCACTGATTTTTCCGCGATTCGTAGAGAACCGCTGCTCGGTGCGGGTCAGAAGCCTCACTAATCATACGAGGATTGGCTGGGGTTCTGCCTTCGGCGAGGTGACGGCGCTGTGGAATTTGGTTTGAACGTGTTGCCAACATGGCGTAATTCTCCTAATCTCGGTTGACTTTTTTTATCAAGTACGGTGTCGGCTAGACACCCTCTTCCATCGAACTGGCGATCTCCTCCGGTGTCCGAGGTGTATCTGTTTGTCGTTTGGATACCTGTGCGGGTCTCGGCGGAGTTTTACCAACGTTTTCCTTAATAGTCGGTTGCAACGTGCGGCGTTGACTACCCGTTCGATCTTCGTCAATCCTTTGTGTCTTAGCCGATTTTGCTGGTGACGTGACACCTTCGGAAAGTGATCTCTCAAGGCTACGATTCTGCTTTAGAACGCGCTCCGAGATAGCACCCAACTTACGTGCCTTAGCAACAGCGTGGTCACGCTCCTTGATTAACTGCTCAGCGATTCTCTTTGTCTTTCCGAGTTCAGCTTCGAGTTCACTGCATGGCTGGCCATTTGGCTCAATGCCTTCGACAAGCGAGGCGATTTTTTCGAGCCTGGCAACAGATTCAGTTTCTCTTTGTGCTGACTGACGTAGGAGAGATTCTTCGATAGCGGCAGATTTCGCTTCAAGGAAAATCTGGACTCGACGAGATAACTCAGCCTTATGGGCATCGGTCTCTTCGAGGCAAATGTGCTTGGCCTTTTTAAGCCTCGCATTAAACTGTTCGTCATACTCAGTCTTGAGCTTGTCCTTGTAAGTGTTAAGAGACTCGCATATTTGGTTCGCGGCCTCTTCAGACACTCCACTTTTCACCATAAGCTCTTTGATCTTGTCCATCGCAAATAGCTCCCTATTTAAGCGGACTCTTTGTATAGTTATTTTTGCCTAACAACGTATTAGAAAAATATACTATTAACTACCATTCGTCAACGACCTTGATGTCAGTAACACGGCTACTCTCTTGGTCCCAATCTTGGGGACCAGAATGGTCATTTACAACTTGAGGCACTGGACCATTCAGAAGTGCTCTTTTCAAGGCAATATGCCTTGCCTGTTCGACATTATCAGCACTAATTCGTAATGTGGCCTTGAGAACATCTGTTCTTATAAGCTCAAGATCGAATAATGGCATAATAGTCTCCGAAACATCTTAGTCATATGTATTATATTTTATAAGGACAACTATATTTACGAGTGACGACATGAGTGAAATGGCAGACGATACCATTGGCGAAGCAATGGACATGGAAGAATTGCGATATGACTATTTGTCTGGCCATATGGACAATAACGAGGCATACGACAATGGTATAATCGACGAATCTGGAGCAATTATTAGCCCAAACCACAGATCTAAAAGTAAAACCTGCCTACACTGTGGAAAGAAAGGACTGATCTGGGGCCAACACAATGGTAAATGGCATTTATTCGATAATGGTAAACTCCACCGCTGTGTTAAACCTCACCGGAACTGGGTGAAATGAAATCCATTCTTCGGCAACTAAAGAAGTATAAAGAAAAACGGCTAGAACCGGTCGTCGACGTTAGCGATGACAAGATACCAACAAGTCGAGTCAAGACCACTATTTATAGTCTGGCCCATGCAATAGCAGTAGCAGAATCCTACAAATGGAACAGGATGTTCTCCTTAGCTAGCTGGAATGACGATAAGCAGCAAATAAGGGAGGAATGGATCACCGAAAGAACCGAACTGATTGTCAACTTGTGCCGCGATCTGCCGATTTATGAATCGGCCGATTTATTATATCCACTAGAAATATTATGCACTTACCATTGCTTCTATAACCATAAAAAACAAGTTACTGGCGAGAAAGTCACCAACAAATTCTTGATGAATTTTCTGCTAAAAACAGATATTAGCGAATATATCAAACTATTTGAAAAGACCGCCAGCAAAACCGCCAAAATACTCACGATGACTCGTGTCATTCAAGCGACATTTGGCGGCAGCACTAAACTTGACAGACTACCAACATCACCATTCCGCGTCCCTGCTGCGGCATTCATTGGAATATCCGCTACACTTAATAATGCTGTAAAGCTACAAGAATCAATTCATAGATCGGCGGACATAGAGGATATAATTCTGGGCAGGATTGGGTACCTGATGATTTGGCACTGGTGGGACAAACAAGGATGCACTATAAAATCGCCTACCGTCCCTCTATTGACGCACTCTTAGGCGGGAGTTGTGCTTCGATATATATTGGCTTGCTGGGCCGCAACTTCCCAAGGTATGTGTTGTCCAGATCTTCATCTATAAATTCCTTAGGTAGTGGCGCTTCTATAAAACGTGGCATGCCATCAAAATATCGCACATTGTAATATGTCAGGCCTTTCCACGTATCAAGTATAAGGAAATCTGGGCCCTTAATCCATTTCAACTCTATCATCTTGAACGAGCATGGATGTTTTGCAAAACATTCAGCGAGGGGCCACGATGATTCTATATAGTTTCCTATCCCAAATGGGGACGAACTAGCATATTGCGCCCAATAATGGTTGATTGGGAAAAACGATCTAATCTCTATGTGGTTCTCGCTCTTAACGACAATCTTTGGTCTAGCCACTTGTGTGAATGTCTTGACACAAGAACAGACAAGTGCCACGATTAACGTCAGAATAAATAGACTACGGAGTGAGTACGTCTTAGTCATTCAAGAACGATGCAACCTCACCAACCAATTTGCTCTCATAAGCATGCTTGCTGAGAATACCGGCTGGACGTGGTCGCACTATAGGCTGCCTACGGCGAATCGACCGTAATTTACCTTCCATGAGATGTAGAACCGCACCGGAAACAGATGGTTCGGCAACTGCATCCCAAGTAACAAAACGGTATCCGGGAACCACGTAATACAACTCTTGGCCACCGAGTTCCTTCAACTCCATGTCGCCAATACCACGCGACGAAATACCAATCGTGACTTTACGCTCGAGCAGCGACTTTAGCTGTGCACCATAAGTCACATTATCGAGAATCTCAGCCTCGCCATAAACGGATTTACCTTCCATCCAGATCTTGGTAAGCAGATGGCTGACCCTATCTAAGTGAATCTTGGCATCGGGTGGGTGGTCAAATTCACCCATTACAGACCGTCCCGCTATGTCATCCTGGATAGCACCTACCGCTTCATTCAAGATGCCTCTCGAATAAACCCGGCCATTAGCGTTGGTATCATCGGCGATCTGAAACAGACCAGTAACCCTATAAATAGGAACCTCCTGACCGCTAAGACCTTCAGTCATGACTCGCTCGGACTTCCTAACCTTGAGCGGCCACGTATCCTGCAAAAGTTGCATACCTTCAGGAATATAGCCAGTCTGTGCCACCAAACCACGGTTGAACATCGTGGTCGGATCATACCCAGACATACGATTAGCTCGTGTTGGCATTAAAAGCATGCTGTCCTCACTTAATAATCTCTTTGAAGGCACCAATAATGCCTTTGACGACAAGTTCGACTGGTGCAGAAACACCCCTTAAAACAGCCCAAAGAATGGCTGGCTTTACCTCGACACCATTTGCACGTTGGCCTCGATAAATCTTGATGCCATACGGAACACCAAATAGCGCCCACAATCCAAATAAGATTAACCAACCAACCATGTTATTTCGGCCTGTTTGTACCCGGCTTCACCGGCTTTAGCTCTGTACTGGCCTTACTGCCAACCTTCGCCTTGCCAGGTTTACCGTCAAAGCCCTCCAAGTTTTTACTGCTCTTCGGTTTTGGAGCTTTGCCGCCTTCCTTTGGCGATTCTCGATGGTCCTGTGTAGTCGTATCGTAAAGATTCTTTGTTGGGTCCGTCATATCCTTATCTTCTTCGATCGATTCTTCTTCTACTTCTTCTTCCTCTTCTTCATCTTCGTCGGAAGGTCCTTCTGCACCAGCGGGAGGAGACTCTGGCCCCTGCACGTCACTCTGTGGGCCCTCAAAATCTGGCATCTCCTCATCTGGTATTTCACCGGCAATGTCACTAGGAACATCGCTAGGAACATCACCCACAGCCTGCATGTCGGCTTCCGGCTCCATTCCTGGCTCACCAGGAATAACATCATCAAGGCCACCTGGCAGGTCATCCGCGTCGGGCTCCATACCTACATCCTGATCCATGCCTGGTTCGCCAAGCTCGCCAGGCTCGCCAATAGGCCCAACACCGACGTCGGCATCAACTGCAACATCGATAGTACCATCGCCTCTGGCCGTGATCGTAGCGACCGCTTCATCAATCTCGCGGTCCTCATCTTCAGTAATCGGTCTAAACTGTTCGATACCACTACCCAACCACCGCGCAAACTGTTTCGAATCGCCATCACCAAGCTGGGCACTAGCCATAGCAGACGAAACCAATTCAACTGGAATCGGAACCGTCACATTGCCATCCTCACTCAAAATGGCTGGTGGGTCTGCATAATCGAGAATGAATCTGATGCCATTCAAATCACCCTTGATACCAAAACCACCCTGGTCGTGCTCAAGCCAAACAATCTCTTCTCGAGCAATCGATTCAGACTGCGTCGGTGCAGACCCCTGAAAACCTGGTTTTGCAGTCACTGGTGGTGAGCCAGACGAACCCTTTGCATCGTTCTTCGGAGGCGATCCGGTGAATCCAGTGCCATGTTCACCAATACGGGAGCTACTACCCTGTTTATCGCCTTCACCCTGGTTCAGCCTGCTTTTAGGCATACCACGTCTGCGACGTAGAGTACCCCACTTGAATTGGTCTTCGCCAATAGAATCCGCTCTTTCGACAAATGCGTCAATAACAGCATCTACTGTACTATTGACCCTATTTTCTGGAATTCTAATTCCATTCTGTTTGATAGCTTCCGAGGCAAGCGCCTTGACGTTCGTTACAACGTCATTGTGGTTCATATTGCGCTCTTCGGCAATATTGAACATGCTTGTGACAACATCGTCCATGTCGTCCTTCAAGACTGGGCGACCATAGCCGGTCCCTAAACCGGCCTGAAAATCGACATCCTCTCCGAGCGAATACGGATCGGAAACGCTCTCGAGAAATGCTGGCTTGTCGTCGTCGTCGTCGTCGTCATCACCAACGTCACCAACGTCGTCTTTCTTGTCGTCTTTCTTGTCGTCTTTCTTTCCAGCGATGTTGTCTTTAAACCACTGTGATTTCTCGCTCTCTGAGACAGTCCTGCCCATAGCTTTGCTAATCGACTCGCTGACCGGATCTTTAGTCCTTTGCTTGCTGTCGAGGTTGATGTTCACGGATCCCTTCCTCTTGCCAAACTCATCTTCCTCTTCGTCCTCGCCGAGATCAAGGCTATCGAATTCGTCTTCGTCTTCGTCTTCGTCGCCGAATTCATCTTCATCACTTAGTTCTTCATCTCCAAGCTCCTCGCCGCCGAGTTCATCGCTGAGTTCTTCTCCTCCAAACTCGCCACCAAGGTCTTCACCACCAAGATCCTCGCCACCAAGATCCTCGCCGCCCATCGGTTTTCCGCCAATTTGAATTAGCGGGGCATTGATGACGATAGACGGCTGATCGGAAGCAAGTTCACCACCGATATCAGCACCAAGTTCTTCACCCGTCTCTTCGCCGACACCATCCCCGGGCATTTGGTCGTAATCGCCCAACTTGCTGAGCGAATCAACTTCTTTCTTCGCCGACGCAAGCGTTTCGCGTACAAGATGAACTGTGGCGTCGTCGACCTCGGGGTCTTCAAGCCGACCAATAAGCTCTTCGACCTTACCACGCAAATCTTGGTCTTCATTCAGTTTTGTACTATCCCGCAAAAGTCCGAGGGCCGTACGATAGGCAAGAATTTCCTCGTCGCGCGGCGAAATAGCCTCGTCAAGCGCTAGGTGCAGGAACTTCTCATAAGAACCTTCGAAATCCTTCGAAGCTTCCAGAATATTGACGTTTTCAAGCAGCGTTGGATGTTGTGCTTTCCTGGCCGTGGCACGCCATTCCTTAATAATCGTATCACGATTGATCTTTAGGTTCGTCTTGTGAATCAATGTGGAAACATCGTCACAGAGTTTCTGGTTTAACACCATTTGTGTTGCTAACGTGCTCTCGACGAGCGTTTTGACCTCTGCTCGAGTCAGTAGACAGAATTCCTGCTGTTCTGCGAGGAAATCTTTAACCGACACCACTGCTTCCTTAATCCTGTCTTCGGTCACGAGTTTCGCAATCTTATAAACTCGCTGTTGAAACCCTTGCGATAGATACGCACTATTGGCCGTATCTCGCATATAGCTCGCAACTACTTTGCGGCATGTCCATTCAGAAATAGGAATCCTATGTCTCATCTCCGATCCGAAAGTAGCACTGACGATTTTGCCGCTTTCAAGAACCACTGTATCAGACACGCTTTCAACAAGAGCAGCGATCAACCTGGTCTGCGATTGCTCATCGAGTATTTCGCCTGAATCGACCCTGATTCGACGTACAGCACCGTCTTGTGTCTTGACAATACCAGATTCAGGGATTGTACGTGGCGAAAATCGCTGAGCGGCCAAATTGTTGAATGTGGTCCGCATCGCTCGTTGGTCATTCTTTTCGATGGCTTCGACCAGCGACTTAACGGTCTGCCCAAACGTATTTTGTTTCTGCGATTCGACAATTTTCAGAGGTCGAATATTGTCAATTGTCACCCGCCCACCGCGTTGACGTTTATGACTAGCGACCATGTAATCGCCCGACGTTGCGTCTTCGATGAAGAGCTTATCTCCATTTAGAGCCATTAGACGCCAGTCTGCGCCTGTCTTGCCACCTAACTTCTTGACAAGAGACTCATAGAGAGCAACTTTTCCCTGGGCGGAATTATTTATCGCGCGCAGGAATTTACGAGCATCGATTACGGTTGACTTAGTTTTAACTGCCATTGTGTACTCCTAGTGAAGTATATCTGCTATACTTAATTTTTGCTTACGACCTTGTAATTCAGGAAGGCAAGTCATCATCAATAATTTCTCCTGACGTGCCATCACTACTTACGGTTTCGTTTACTAAGACATTTCGCACCTCAAATATTACGCCATCTCTATCTTCTTTCGGTACCGACCACTCCACAAGAAGACCCTCGTCTTTGTTCGGATCATATAGACCAGGTACGTCCTTGTCCTTGGCAGATTCCTCAATGACCCCTTCGGTAGGTTTAGACTTAGTAAGCCCATCTAACTCCTTATTCTCCATCAAATTGCTAAACAAGCTAGTAACCGCATTGCGTTTTCTATGCAGTTTAGAGATATAAGTCAAAGACTTATGACGTTTCTCGGCCCTATTAATTTCAGTTATCAACCGCTTCTCCTGGCCATAATCATGACTCTCAAGCGTCTCCTCATCATCGTCACCAAACAAACCGTCGTCACCGCCCTCCTCATCATCACCCTCATCACTCTCCATGTCATCTATATCCTCGTCGCCTTCCGCGCCCTCACCACCGAGTTCACCCATATCGCCAAGATCACCGCCACCACCGCCACCGCCGCCACCAAACCCACCACCCGATTCCTTCTCCTCCATCTCCTCCAATTCCTGTATCTCGTCAGGCGACATATCAGTAAACCGGGTAACAATCCATTCCTTCGGAAACCAACCAATATCCTTGAGATCAGCCATCACGTTTGTCCTAGTCTGCCACGTCTCCATGCGGTACAGATCTTCAATCGCAGAACTAGCAGCAAGAGAGATCTCGAAACCCTTGATGGCACTGATAGGATACCCACGCAATGCCAGGTGAATAATTCCTATTTTAGTCAGCCCAATAGACATCTCCGATTGTATCCACTGAACAGCCTTAGCAAAATCAGCATCTTCTTGGCTCAGCGATTTATCGTTGGCTTCACCAGCACCTTCGCCGATCCCGACCCTTGAAAACGGGATCTTCAACGGCGCTATCATTTTCTTCTTAAAGTATTCGATGTCAGCAATCTGGTCGAGATTTTCAGCGCCAGGCAAAGTGTCGATATCTGGGCCAGAACCATCAGGTCGCTGCGGTAGAAAAAAGTCGTCTTCCTGGACGATAGGTGAGTACCGTTCGTCGAATGTACCAGTTGTTGGGTTATAAAACCGCTGGCGCTTGAACATCCTAGCGATGGCTTGCATGTACTCCGGAACTTCCTTGGCCGGAATCATGCCAACCGGTATTTTGTATTTCCTCTTCTCCGGAGCCCTAGTAATCCTATAGATAAGAGCAGCATCCTCCATCAGTCGCAACTGCTTGAATGCCTTACGGCCACCGTCGAGAATAGAATTGTGAACCACAACACCATCGGCAACAAAATTCGATGACAGATGATCTACTTGTATGTCTGCTGTCTCCTGTATCCCACCATCTTCAATCGATATTATTGGCTCAAAAACGACATCATCACCATACTTCTCGGATTCTTTCTTACGTGCATTGTAGCCTCTGGATCCTGACTTTCTCTGCACATGCCTATCAGCAGACTCAAACAAATCTGATCTATAGAAATAGATAATCCAAGAATCAGACCTATCGTACTCTCGTCCATGTATTATGGCTGTTCTTGTTTCACGATGCCGTTCAATAATATTACCACATTTCCAGCCAATCTGGTGTAGTAGCATTTTGATATCTTTAGTCAGTTCATAATTTGATAATTCCAGTTGAATCCGTTCACAATTCCATTCATCAATATTCGTGCTACCATCAGAGTCCACAACGCCATGAATGAATGCTTCTTGAATCTCTGGTTTGGCATTATAGACCCAGTCGGGAACTCGTTTTTTATCAAATCCAGAACACAATCCCATTTCAGCCATGAGTAAGCCGAAATCGACAGAGCATGACTTACAAACATCTTCCTGCAAATTGCTATGCGAGTCAGAGCTTCTATGCCGACGTGGATTAAGACCATAAGATCTTAATATCAACTCATATTTCGAATTGGTCTTTTCGCATTCTCCAAGGGCCCAGTCAATACCCCGGATATTCCCATTTTCTTGGTTTAACCACCCATCACCAGTAAGAAATCCAAATAATTCAGCAAACTTCTTATCCACAAAACGTGGAAAAGATAGTCGATGCTGGCCAGAATGTAAGTGATCAACATGGGTATTCGTAAGATTATCATTAGAATATCTAAGTGTCGAAATTTCTGGTAGCTTCACACCATCAACATTAACTGGCATTTTTGGAATAACAAGTTCGTCGCCGATCCGCAACTCGTCGGCTCTCTTATAAATAAGCTCCGAAAACCATTTCTCTCCAAACTCGAAAGGTCGTTTAATCCACTGGCGAACCATTACTGGATGATTCTTGCTGCATTCATTTGTACAATGCCGTGTTTTTATCCTAAGTATCTCTTTCTTGCCAGAATGACAAGCGGCCATTACATTGGCCACAACCAATCCTCTCCCGTCGAAAACATAGACCTTATCTCCCTCACAAAAGTCTTCAATGTTCTTATAGCCAGTTGGCGTAAAAACACGCGTACCAAAACTCTCGCACCGGCCATACGGGTGATAGAGATTCTCAAAGCTTGTAAGCCTGAGATGCATACAAGACCATGGGTGCAAGAATATCGGTTCTGGGTAAAGTTCATCCTGATAGAAAAACCCAACCAAATCACCAAACCTAGTCTCTATACGAGTAAAGTTATATATGTTCATGAAGCGAAGGTTTGATACTCCACTCCTATTTCTATCGGTAACAACCTCGAATGCACAGTCGCCGAACTTGCACAAATACCTCGCCATTGGGCGAGTCATCCTATCCATCAAAAGAGTTTCATAATATAGCTCTTCCAATTCCTCCTTAATTTTTCTGTCCTCTGCACGAATAATGATCGAATGTTTATGCTCTGGATCAATAAGACTCAAATTATCTGCATATAAATCCAGAGCAAGCGACACTTCGCCAGTCTGGTCCATCTGTTCATAATCCTTATACCTCTCGAGTCTATTGATTTGTAGATTAGTCTGCTCAAGAATGGCAGATTGAGAACTGAAATCTAAAAATTCACCACCAACAGCGATACGATCAATAGATGATTGGTCTTGAAATATCCGTTCTTGCTGATATATGCGGCTCCCCCTAGCAAACTCACGTATACGATCCCAAAGTAACCAATTGCTAGGCGGCATGTTTCACCAAGATATACCTGTTTTTCTCAGCGCCAAAAATTTTCTTATAGTCATACTTTTGAGCAAATTCATTCTCAGTCATTCTCAACGATCTAGCGTGCTCATATAATGTCTTCTTATGCATAACCCAACCGTTAGAATCAACATACCAGTAAGTCGGCTTAACTATGCCATCAAAAACAAAATTGGATGCTTTATAGATTGTGCCATCATGCCCAAAAGTTGTGTCCGCAAAAGCAACAATACACTTTATATCAATTAGTTTATTAAACCTGCTCAACAACCAAGATGCAAAATTTCGCCTATGATAATTTGGATGGATACAAAACCTCGAAACTTCCAACACATCTCTCGTAACATAGCCGAGCCTAGTTGCCGTCTCTTTCCTACCAACTGGCGAATAAACACCAACTGCTATTAACATATCGCCAAGATATGCACCAAACTTCGTCCCACCACGACCAAGCGATCCAGAATAATGATATTGACTGAGGAATATTCTAGCATCCTTAGTATCGATTGTCTTAATAATCACATCACTAAATTCAAAATCTTTAGTAGTTACATTATTGAGCCCAAGACTAGTACAAATTCTATCGACCACTCTACCTTTGGTATAAAACTCAAATTCCCATATGACCATAAAATCATATAAATCCGATAAGTTTGAGATATAAGATGCTTTCCTAGCGTCTCTGGCTACAACATCAGCGCGATTGTGCCAATAATCACCATTAATCTCAATTAGCAACGGTTTTGCAAGATGCAAACAAAAATCGAAATTATATGGCCCAATCGCGTACTCTGGTGAGTATTCTAAGTTAAGATCGTCGAGATATCCAGAGAGCACCGCATGTAACGATGATGGCGCACCATTGTAAACTGCCGATTTTTGGACACCCGATGCAACTTTAGATCTGAAATTATCATCCTTCCATAAAGCTATCGATATCTTTCTGTGAATGTCTCTGGCAGCAGAATTGGCATATCGATTAACCAATATACTATGCATATCAACAGACTTCATTGCAGCAACTACAGCCATATTGTGCCTAGCTCGATATCCAGTACTCTGCCATAATTCTTTCGACGATTTTGATCTATCAATTCTATAATTATCGTTACCCCATTGACGTTTCATCCTAGACGATATACCTGACTCTTTCAGTTTAACGCAAGACGGGCATAGCCACACCTTTTGCCCGTCTATTACCTGAGACTTAATGCGTATTGTTATGTCGCGCTTCTTGCCGCACTCATCGCAAACACAAACAACTTTTGGTCGTTTAGTTCTTGGTAGACATGAGTAACCATGTTTGATGATAGTAGCATCCCAATCAATCATATTTTATATCCGATCGGCTTAATACTCATCCACAATATCGTATCTTTTATTTACTGACTACTAACTCCTGGAATTAGAATTGAATTAGGTAAT